AGATTGCCATATAACCAAGGTCATAATTGGATTGAACACGATGACGCTGGCCGAAGGAACCGCAGAAGCTATCCGAGTCCATGATGGGTACTTGACATCCAATCCTGCTGGCGAGTGGCTCTTTACGGAAGGCTCCGGTGGTGTTGCAGACTCCAGCGGGAACGGTTTGAACCTGACCGCCTCCGGCATGGGATGGGACTTGGGAGCCAACGGAGGCGATCTGGACGTGACTGCCGCGGGGCGAGTGTTCGACGGGACGGATGATTACATACCCGTCGCCGACGCCACGAATTTGAGTTTCGGCGACGGGACTGATGATTCTCCGTTTTCGGTTATCGCCTGGGTTGACATGAGCGACCCTACGGAATTTCCGATCATCGCCAAGGGCGTCTATAACACGTCTGCGGAGTACAGACTTCTCGTGGACGCTGCCGACAAGATACACTTCCAATGCTTCGACGAATCCGTGGCCGATTGCTACATCGGTCGCAAGTACGACACGGCCCTGAGTGCGGGTACGCTCTATTGCATCGTCGCAACCTACAGTGGGTCCGGGGCGTCGAGTGGGGTCAGCATCTATATCAATGGCGTCAAGGTCGATGACGCGGACTCCGAACTCAACGCCGGGTCGTATGTTGCAATGGAGGACCTTGCCGCCGACGTGCATATCGGACGCAATGACGCCTTGTACGCGGACGGCACAATCAAGAGTGTGAAGATCGTTCGCCGAGAACTCACAGTGCTTGACGCCCTGGCGATATTCAAACGAGGAGTAAACGGATGATCATCACAAACCAATCATACGTTGACGAAATGCCGATCTACGAGTTTGAAACGGCGGCCATGTCCAAATCCCTTAAGGGCATAACCGGCGAGGCTACCAACACCATCGAAATCGGCGACAAGACCTACGTCAAGAACTGGATACCGACCGACGCCGAGCGGGTTGAGATGGCGAAGGGAAAACGGATCACGGTGCGTGAATTGCGTGCCCTGCGACCAAAGGATCTGGACGCGGGAGAACTGACATGAAGGCGAATAAAACTCCGAAAGACAAGTGCCTCGACGCGATGCAGAGTATGGGTCCGAGTACGGAGTTCATGGAGGTCTTCGAGTCCCTGAATGTCGCGCAAAAACGATTCTGGTACCACTACCTGATGGGCGAATGCACCAACAGGACTAAAGCCGGAGAGTTTGCCGGATGGGAGACTCCAGACATTGCGGCGCACTTGGCAATCTATTCCGAGAAGGGGCGCAAGCTGATGGGCCTGTACCTTGACGAGTTCGGGATTACCGCGGATTCGCTGATGGCTGAACTTCATCGGATCAATCATGCTGACATGACTGACTTTGAGGGTTTGGCTAAGGGCACCGAGACGCTTGAGGATCTTCAAAAGAGGGGAATAGATACCCGGCAGATCAAGAAATTCAGAATAAGCGTCAGAGAGTATGGTGGCAAACATCCGCACACCGATACGTCAACGGTTGTGGAGTTGTACGACCGATTCAAGTCCATCGAGACACAGGCCAAAATCCGCAAGCTGTACGACGACGACCAATCTAGCAATAAGGTGACTGTCGAGGTCATTGTAAATCGTCTGAACGAAGAAGACGCACAGATTACCACGAGGCCCGAAGATGTTGAAGCTGCTCTTAATGGCGGTGATGATGATAGCAACTCCTGATATTGGAAAGTTTCAGGACTTCGAGACGCATGCGCGATCTTTCTGGACCGTGCAGGCAAGGGACAAATCTGTGCCTATCCCGTTCGTTCTCAACGCACCACAGAGGATTATCGAGTACGAATGTCGCACGTTGAGGGAAGCCTGCAAGCGTGTCCTCATCAAGATACTAAAGATGAGGCAGGGTGGTATTTCGACGTATTGCTCAGCCAAGGTCCAGCATTACTGCTCGAGTGGCAGTGGGCGTTTGGGTTTCTCGATTGCCGACAAACTGGACCTTCCAAAGGCATGGCTTGACAGGGCGAAGGTATGGCACGAACAGACACCAGAAATACTTAGGCCCCATCTAAAAAAAAGCAATTCGATGGAGATGCTTTTTGACGGGCTTGGTTCAAATTATCGAATCGGTTCGCAGTTGGGCCAGACTGTAGGTATGGGTTTCACCCCGCAAAAGTTGCATTTGTCCGAACTGTCTGACTGGGCTAATCCTAAAAAGATCACCGACGATCTGTACCCAGGCGTTCCCAAGGATAATCCTGATTCATCGATCATGCTTGAGGGTACGGGCTGGATGGTTGGTACATGGTGGTGTGACCAGTGCATGATGTCGCTCGAAGGTGAGGATGATTTCAAGTTTATCTTCCTGCCCTGGTTCATCATGCCGAACTACGCTAAACCGCCTATTGGCGTGATTATCACCTTTACCGAGTCTGATTACACTGAAGAAGAACAGCATGTGATCGAGTTGGCTCGCGTGTGGGTCGAACAGCACCCAGCGCATGCGTATCTTGCGAACTTCAAAGGCTTGACCATTGGGCATATAGCGTGGCGTCGGTGGACTATCCGAAACGAGTTCTCTGGCGACGTTATAAGATTCGCCAGCAAGTACCCTGCGATCCCCGAAGAGGCATTCATGGCTACCGGGTCGCTGTCTATCCCGCTGGAGATCATTAAGCACCACATGGAGACTGTGAGGCGTCCTGAGCGGCATGTCACGTTCAGGCGGGATATGGATGGTAAAATCGTCGCTGATACTTGCGACATGAACGACCGGCTCGCATGGACTATCTACGAGGAACCCAAGCAGTATTGCGAATATACTGTCGGCGGAGACCCTGCCGAGGGTGGCCTTTCGGACACCGGCGACGAGCGGAGTGATAGGGACCGCAGCGGTGGCGCTGTGTTCGACCGGAGGCAGTTGCAGTTTGTCGCCGACTTCTGCACCCAGCAGATTGCATCCGACCTGTTTGGCGAGCAGTTGAAGATGGTTGGCGAGTGGTACAATATGGCGTATCTTGGGGCGGAGTTCAACAACAACGGGCAGGCTACCATCATGCCTTGCAAGCATTATCCGAACATGTTGATGCGGACAGGTGAAGCTGACGACATAGACGCGCGTGATATTCGGAAACTATGGTGGAAGAACACAGCATCCAGCCGTAAGGACATGATAAACACGTGGATAACCGGCTGTCGTAAGCAGGACGGGCACGAATGGCGGGACTCGCTCCATGTTTACAGTGACCGGCTTGTCAGGGAAGAGAAAACCTTCGTCAAGAACCCCGCGGGCAAAGACGAGCATCGCAAGAGTTGTTTCGACGATCTTCTTTTCGCCCACATGATAGCGTATTGGACCCACCTACACACCCCTCACCGTAAGGCGTCGGTGACTGATGACGTTCCACCTGTTCCGAATCGAAGGCGTAGACGAAGCCCGATGGCTTATGCTGGCGGGGTAGATAACGGGAAGGGCTAAAATGGATTTTTATCAAGATCGCAAAGACCCCGATTGGCTGGCGACTGTAACCGACGATATGATACTCGCCGGTCAGAGGCGTACGAACGCATGGGGCGCAATCTGGTCGAGCGGCCTTTCCCAGACATATAACAACCAGCGAACAGGTGTTTCACCGACCTTGGACGAAGATGGCAACCCGATCAATGTAGACGTTCAAATTAATCGCGCATGGCCTGAGTTGATGCAGTTCTCTGCGGTCCAGGCCCAGAGACGGCCTATGATTATGGTCGAGCCGCACGATGAGCAGCCGGAAGACGACGACGCGGCTGATATCTGGCAGGGTATATTACAGCATCAGTACATCAACGAACTCGGTATGCCTCAACTCAATACCGCCGCTTCGCTTGACGCTTGGAGCTTCGGTATTTACGTGGCAAAGGTATTCTGGGACGCTAAAGCCGAATGGGATGCCAAGACAAGGCAGTGGATCGGCAAGCCGCAGGCGAATCTGTTATATCCTCCTTATTTCGGGGCAGACCCCGAGGCTGAAGCTATCGACCAGTCCACCGCTTATGTGTACAGCGGCAGGCGGGTTTCGTTAGATTGGGTACTTCGCAAATGGGGTACTACTGAAGAGATGCGGACCCAGATCATCGATGTGGCGGATAAAGACCCGCACAATACTGAGTTCTCTCGAAGGATGCAGGACGCTTTCGGCCCGACATTCCTACCCCACGGTACAAGCGAAGCCCAACTCGCAAGTTCATCGCAAAAAGACGGAGGGGAAGACCTGACGAGCGGAAGCAGCCGCGGTCGCATTATCCAGATGATAAACGACGCGAGAGGGTACGGTATTGCTGGCGATAAAGACAATTACGGCGGCCGACCGCGAAAACTGACCCTGTTCGAGATATACTTCCGCGACCTGACCGAGACTGAAAAGGAAGACGTGAAGCCGATCGGCAGGCAGGAGCTTATCGACAACGGAGCCTTGATAGGACCGATGAGCGATGGCACATTCCAAGTCGGCAACCCGGAGGCGTTTAAGGACTCCGCACCCCACCTGAAAGAGGGCGACACGCCGAGACAGGCCGATATGCCCGCGCGAACGGACAGGGCGAGTGAACCAGACTTCCCAAGAGGTCGCTTTGTTTTGAAGATCGGTAAGGACTTGATTCTCAACCCCGAAGAGAAAGATCAGGTCTACCCGTATAAGTTGTGGCCGTACATCACTGGCGTTCACCATGAACTACCCCATATCTGGGAGGGCATGAACGGTACTGAGATGTCCGAACCGCTCCAGACTATGACGAACGGGACATATACGGCCCTGCTCAACATGATGCTGTACCACGGTAATCCGTCACTGATTATCGACAAGTCGGCTCTCGCTGACAAGGGAGACCAGATAACCAATGAGCCTGGCCAGACGATAAACGTCGAAGAGGGCAAGGTTGACAAGGTAGCTAAATTCCTCGAACAGGCCGGCCTGCCTGCCGGTGCTTTCCAGATCGTCGAATTACTGGACCGACAGCTTCAGGGTATGGGCGGGAAGCACGATCAATCTTTGGGCAAAGGTTCCACGGCTAACGTTACAGCCACCGAGATCGCCGCCAAGCAGGAATCCGACATGATCCGCTCCAGCCTCTCGATAGCACAGAGGGACAGGTGGAACAAACAGATTATGGAACTGGTCGTCGAGATGGACCAGGCCAATCTGGAGCCAGGTCAGATCGTTCAAATGACCGGCAAAGAGTTCGACGCTCGCAGGGGTGAGATTACCCAAGCGTTGATCGATCTTGAGTTTGCTATCAAACTCCATATAGGTACAGGACTTCCATTCGATAAGCAGCAAAAAAAGAACGATTTGATGCAGTTGTCAGAGGCGTTTGGCTCTCCGTTCCCATTTGCGAAGGAGTTGCTTGAAGCGTTCGACATGGACAATATTGACGAAATACTAGAAAAAGTTGAAGGCTATCCGCAGTTCCTTCAGTTCATTGCAGGCCCAGCAAGAAGAAGCTGAACAAGAGACGGCCACTGGTGCCGTTTAACATAGACCGATGAAAGCCAAACAGACATGAGCTAAAGGGCGAAGAATCGGCCGCAGACACCCAAACCGTTCAGGCCGGACAAGAGCCGAGACCGAACGTAAGGAGTTGGAGCATGGCAGACGAAATGACATTAGCGGACAGTAATGGCGAGGCGGTTCCCGAAACAGGTTCTAGCGAACCAGATTCGACGATGACCGAAGATTTCTACGCGGGTGGCCATCCCGACCGCGACGAAAACGGTAACGTGATCGAGAAACCCGACGAGAAACCAGACGAGAAGGCCGATGTAAAGCCCGACGAAGTTGTCGAGCCCAAACCGGACGAGAAGCGTAGTTTCTGGGACAAGGGCAGGCAGGTTAACGACCAAGCACTCGCCAACGCCACCAAGCAGAACGAGGCCAATCACCAGACGATTACGGATCTGACCGATCTGGTGAAGACAATGACCGCCTCACAGAAGCCCCCTGACACCGCCCGAGAGGACGCTAACAAGGAAATAGACGCCTTGGTAGCCTCTCTCAACAAGCGAGACGCGGACGGCGATTTAGTCGCCAATGCCGCGGACGTTGCAAAGGTGATGTTAAGGGTGCGGGAGATCGACGCAAAGACTAATGCGTCAGCTTCATCCCAGTCTTCCCCGCAGCTTGAAGAGTTTACCAAGACTCTCAAGGCACTGTCCGACCGAATGGATGCCAGCGACGCCGACGCCGAACAGGCTGAAAGCAGCGCGACGTTGAATGCTATGCTCGACGGATTCGATAAGCAGTATTCTGTTACGGACAAGAAGGGCAATGTAACGTCTGGAATGTACCGCAACGACATTATCGCAACCGTCAGGACGCACCTGGCCGAACTGAATCTCGACGGACAGGACGGAAACGCCTTGCCCCAGGCAGATCATGTCCGGCTGTTGTTGGACGCCGCTTACCAGAAAGCATTCGCTGAAGACCCCCAGAACAAGGGTAAGAAGCCGAAGGCCAAGGTCGAAGTGACCGTAGATCCCGGAAAGGGCGGTGCGACTATCCCTACCGCCCCGATGAACGGTGATAACGATCAGGTCTTCGAGCAGATGCGTAAAAGCGGCGAATTTGGATGATAAACAATCGAATAACGAGCCTGTGAAAGTCACTGGCGCAGAATAAGGACCATGAAAATGGCTGATTTTGACAAAGCAACTCGCGCGGCATGGGATCGCGGCTTCACCAATGAAGTGGCGCTGAGTATCCCCCTGTTCGCTATGCTGTATGAGCACCGCCGAATAGTCTTCAAAGGCGGCTTGTCGACCGTGATTACGATGCAGAAAGGCACTACCGAAGGGCTCTCCCAGTCGTACTTTATGAACGAACCGCTCTCAGGCGGCAAAACCAATGTGCTGGAGCAGGCGACGTTCCTGACCAAGTATATGCAGCACCCCGTCCAGTACGACGGCAGGGATGTTGTCGAGAACAAGGGCAAGTACACCGCTCCGCTCGATACCATTAAACTCGTGACCGAAACGTCACAGGACGGTTTCCGTCGCTTCCTTCAGGAGAAATGGTGGACGGCTGGAAGCGGCAGTCACACCGAAGCGACCAGCCGAGACTTCGCTTCGGTTCCGCAGGCGTTGACGCACGACGTGCCTTATGGTGGCCTCACGAGAACTATCGGCTCCAGCATCAACGATTGGTATCAAGGCGCGTCACGCGGTACCATCTACACCGACCAGAGCACTGCTGTAGCCCCCTCCCTGGCCAATATCGCAGTATGGGGCGATGTCTGCCGAAGGCATATCCCACAGGGTCTCGACGGGCGTGGCAAGAGGCGTGACACGTTGTACATGATCGTACCTGAAGGTATTTTTCAAGACATCCGGGTGCAGGCCGAGAGCAAGACCGCGCCGGTCAAGCCGTCAATGATGGCGATGAAGTACGGTTTCAGCGCGATCAACGTACACGACATTGAAGTCATCAAGTCGAGTTGGATGACGCTCAATAGTCGTACCGCGTCGATGGCACTGTTGAATCCGAACACATGGCAGTTGCGAATCGCGCCTGAACGCCGGTTCAAGATGACCCCGTTTGTCTGGCAGGGCGAACAGCAGGGCGGAATCGACGCCTTCCTGGCTCGTATCATGCTGGCCGGTACGCTGACCTGCAAGATGCCGCGGGCGAACATGCTGCTCTTGGCTGTCGCGTAAATTAACCTCTACCGCCGGTATGACCGGCGAAAGGAATCAGAATAATGGCTGATTCAACTATTGCAGCGGAAAGTGTGCTCCTGATTAATAACTGGCCGGATGGCGTTATCCCGTCACTGATTAATACTGGGCCAGACGACGGTTTTACTGGATCTGCGCACCACAACGTCGCTGCCGCAAAGTATCATGTTGGTACGATGGCTAAGGTGTACAACAACGGCACCGCCGGGACAAGCGTTCACGGTTGGTCGACATTGATGTACGCTCAGAACCAAACGACGGCGATTGCCGCCGCCTACGAACTGTGCCAACCGGCCCTTGCGACCGATATCTACGGGGTTTCCAGCACTCTTGCCAATGCACTTATCGACGACGATATCTGTATGATGATGGCTACGTCGATCTCAGCAATGACGATCGATTACTACGGCTGGTTCCTGGTAGGTGGTGTTTGTCCAGGGGACTGGATAACGGCGTTGGCTACGGGCGATTTCCCGACATCCAACCTCGTCGTCATCGGTCAGGCGACGTGTGGCGCTGGTGCAGGCACCAAAGCGGTGCTTGAACCGCAGACGGCGGGCGAACTGGACGGTCCGGTAGCCTGGTGCATGACGGTAGACGTCGCGTAAACCTATTAGTATTAACCTTTAACCGAAAGGCGGTGCAGTATGGCTGTTGGAGTAATTACATCCGGCTCGCACATCATACAGCAGCTTCCGGGTTTCCAGGTCGAGTTCGTGCAGCTTACGACCTCGGCTAACGGTGAGGACGCCATGACGTTCTTGTCGAATATAAGCAAGATCAAGGAAGTGTTCATTACCGGCAATGAGGACACGAAGGGCGGTCCGTTTACCGCCTCGTGGAGCGGGAAGACCGTTACCATTAAATCCCTTGCCGGAGCGACTGGTGACGCGGTGCTTGTTTCTCTCATGGTAGTCGGCTTTTAAGAAAGGAAGTGTGACATGGCTGATATAACACCAGTTAGTGGCTCGCGCATCCTTCAGTCGATGCCTGGTTTTACGGTCGAGTTGTTTCAATGCGAGACAACGACCGCCGGAGACACAGGCGTCACGTTCACGGTCTGGATGAAGAAGATCCAAGCTGCGTTTGTGACATCGAACGAGGACGCATTAACCGGGCCATTCATGGTTTCGTGGTCCGGTCAGACGGTCACAGTCGAGCACCTTGACGATACAGGCGACTCTGCCACCGTGTCTGTCATGGTTATCGGCTGGTGATCGATGTGAAGTGTTTGTAGAGCGCCCCGCCTCAAGTGTGGGGTGGGGCGCTATCTTTTACAAGGAGCGTGCGTTATGGCCGTTCACGTACAAGACGCAAGGGCGATTGTGACTAGCTATCTGGCGTTTATTGATGACGTAACTTACGCCACAGCTAGCGCTGGGCAGAAGGCAGCCGCTCTATTGGCCGTCAATGATGGATATCGGAGATACCTCACCGGCGATTACGTTGATGAGATGGGTGATAAGCAATCTCATTTGTGGTCTTCTCTCGCTACTCTTGCGCAGATCACGCTTAGGGCTGGTGATGAGGACTACGACCTGCCAGCAGCCTACGAGGGCAATACTGAGCCGTTCGTTTACGATTACGACAGCTTGACGTATGGTGAAGAACTCAAACTCGTCAACCATTCCCAGCTATTGAGATTTCGGAGAGATAACAACACTGAGGGTCAACCTACAGATTACACGGTGAGGGCCAAGGTCCATGCCGCGGCGACGGGTACGGTACATGAATGGATATGCTACCCGAAGCCAGTCAGCGCGACCGTCACTTCGGCTGGAACTACAGTTACCCGCGTGACCGGTCCCGACTTCCACGACGATCTTGTGGGCACTACTATAGAAATTACAGGCTCGGCTGATGGTGAGGTTCAATCTGTTACCAGTGCAGATGTCCTTGTCAGCGATGCGGCTATTACAGCGGCTACAGCCACGGAAGCCTTTTACGACAACGGACTCACTATCAGGTATCGGTATCGCGCTGCTATGGCTGCTCTAACGGATTCAGCGACCGTCTACCCCAGCGGCCTTATCGGTTGCGGTGACTTGATTGTTCAGGCTGCGAGGATGCTGGACGAACACGACACAGGGGGCAAGGACGGTACGGAGACAGCGAGATATTATCGCATGATGGGCGAGATGGTTAAAAGGGATAAGGCGTTGATTCCTGCCAGTCAGAATCTACAGAAACGAATTCAACGATAATGGCAATACCTGACCTGACACAATCGAAGCTGGTCAAAAGCTATTCCCGGCGGGTTGAAGGTGACGAGTACACCACCTACCATCGAGCCTACCGAATGGGCAGGCTAACGCTCGCTCAGGAGGATCTTGAGCCGAGGGATGGGCTGCCCGAAGACGCGACGATTTCTATCGTCTCTTCTCGCATAGGGCTCATTAAAGGTGAGGCTACCAATGTCGCTATTGTTGTCGCTCGCAAGGCAAAGTACAAGACAGGTACGATATCATGCACCCTGACGCAGGCTCTTCAGGTGGTGACACTCGTTACTGGAGGTCCGTTCTATCCGCAAATGATTGGCCAACTCATTACGATTACCGGCGAGACTAATGTTACTGTCACTGGCTACACGAGTCCGACAGCGGTTACTGTCGATGTCTCTCAGGCGATTGCAGGAGCTACGGCTGCGACGTTCCCCTATGCTGACACTGAACTCGCCCGTAGCAGGTACTATCGGGGTAATAAAAAAACGTACTGGTCGGCTATCAAGCGATTCCATGCCGCACCAGCTGACGCTGAGGCGTTGGTTGACGATCTGTGGGATTCTTACTTCACCTTCAACTCATACTTCCCAAGAGCGTACACGCACGCTATTACTGTTGTCGACGAAGACCCGATGGTACTTACTAAGTCGCTGATTACCGTCGAGTACCGGACGGCGTACAACCCGAAGCAGTACCCTATCGGTAAGGCTACGCAAGAGATGTACACGACTGGGGATACTGAGAAGCTGGCGTATGACTTCACCGCGATTCCACTAGCTATCGAGAGCAAACCTGACGCGGACGGTTACTACTATGCTGTCGAAAAGGGTAGTAATGTGGTCCCTGACCCGCGCGTGATCTTCGTTATCCGAACCGCCCTGTCTAGGGCATCCTTGGATTATCTCACCCTGGCTACCTATGCAGGCAAGGGCAACACCGCCGCTTTCTCCTACATTGGAGGTGGGATAGGAAAGCACCAGGCGCTGTGTCTTAAGGTTGCCGTAGCTGAGGATTACATTGACGACGGTAGCGATGCGTATGTCCCGGTCCAGATCATCTTCGGGTACTACGACTACGATCTTGACCTTGCTTGCACTTCGCGACAGAGGCGGCGATGGCTGCAAGCCGAGTTCGTATTGCACCCCGACAACAATCCTGACCTTGCCCCCGCCGTGGGGAGATTCTACCTGAATAAAGACGGGTCGAAATCGACGGTCAACGACTCCAGTGACGCCACGGTGCGGATTATGATGCACGATGGCTGGGCGAAAAACATAGCTGGGGCTGAATCGAAGTCCAGGCTTTGTTTCCTGTACGCTGATTTCTCCGCGATAGACGCTTTGATGAATTGGTAGCCCATGAGCCAGATAGAAGATATTCAGCGATATCTCGACGAACTGTTTGCCGCGATCCAAGACATTAACCTGGACGGCGGGGATGGTGCTGCTGAACGGGAACTTGAAAAGCTGAAAGAGCGAGTACCTGTCACTGCCGAACTCGACCCCGAATCTACAGTGGAGAAGGACAAGCGATCCAAAGACGTTATTGAAATTGCGGCAAGGCTTTCGCATACGCAAGGTCTTGTGAGAACACTGTTCGAGCGGTACAACGAAAGTATCGTGCTTCCCGACGACTTCGAGGATATCTTTCTCGCTCGCATCGACCATGAGGACTTTGGCGGCGGCGGGAAGTATGACGAGTGGGCGGAAGTCGAGTCAGACACAGAAACCGGCGGACTCAAGACCAAGGTTGGCGGGCGCACGCATACCAGCAGCGGCGAATCGCTCTGGGAGTCGAACGGGA